ACGATGGGACGAGAAAGCGTGGGATGAATTTCAGAAATCATGGGAAGAAGATTACAGAGAAAGACAAAGAAAACTGGCTAGAGAACTAGCCTACACTAACGACTTGTGGGAAGTTTTAGTAAAGACAAAGCAAAAAATCACCTACTCTCATTCCCTAACAGATGATTTAAGCGATCTTGATCCTTGGACATGAGACTTAGTGGGGGTTGTTGATTTAGGCTCAGAAGACCCCAAAGAATCGTATATTGATTATTTAGTGGAGAAGTATCGGTAAGAGCTAAAACATGATTATCAAAATTTCAATTAGTGGGAAAAGCTCAGAGCGTCTCGAAGAAATATCTCAGCAGTTGAATTTACCGAGGGCTGAAATTATTCGCAAAGGATTAAAGTTTATGGCTTTATACGCTAAATCTCAGGCAGAAAAAGATACTCGGTTAATACTCGAAAAAAATGGCGATCAAAAAGAGATAATTATCTAAAAGAGGTGTTATGGTATGGATGCGAATCTAATAAAAAGACTTAAAAAAGACTTAATAGAATTAAGAAGTCAAATTTGGGATAAAATGTCGGATGCTGACATTAATCAATATTATCAAGATGAAGCTAACAATGCTGTTAGCCTTGAAAACATTATTTCTTTTGTACATGAATACTCTGATAGAATAAAAAAAGAAATTGATAATCCTAATTTTCAAGATTTATTTGACAGAAGATTAGAGATGAAAATCACTTGTTTTGACAATTTTTGGGAGGAGTTAGACAGTGGAAGATAAATTCACGCTAGAAGATTACATCTATGTTCCCATTGAACCAGAGTTAGCAAGAAAGCTACTCAAACATCACGAAAAAGACTGGGAACCTTTTGACGAATTTAATGGCTTTTATCATTGTCTAAAACAAACGTTGGAAGACTTTGATAATAGATTTGAACCTCAAAAAGAAGAGTCTGAATTTTAATTTAGGAGTAATCATGTCTCAACCTATCGAACTTTCTTTAGAACAGCAGTTCAATATTCGTTCTTTTCAGTCTCAGGTAGAAAAAATGAGTCAGGAGCAAGCGCAGGATTTCCTGATCAAGCTTTACGAACAAATGATGGTCAGAGAAAATATGTACAAAGCTTTTCTTAAACATCAATGGGGATTAGGTGATAATCCGTGGCAAAAACCAGGGTAATACTACAATTTCAGTTATTAGTTATTAGTTATTAGTTATTGGTTTCTATATCTCTCAACAAAATAAGGGCAAAACTAATTATGATCATGACTCTTGAAGAAATCAACGCAAAATTAGACTTGCTTCTAGAAGAAATAGAAAATTGGAAACCTAAATCTGATTTATTTCTTAAAGAAATAGAAACTTGGAAGCAACCCAATATTAAAGAAAAAGGAAAAGCCAATGTTTAATGCAATCTACAAGCCCAATCAGTTGATTTTAGGCAGTGGCTATACTGCTATCTGTACAGGATGGACTCCTGCTAAGTCAGTCGCCGCAAAACTCGATCCCTCTGATTATGCCGTAATTGGTAATCTTTATAGCGCATCAAGGGGAATTAACTTTTTGGTTCGCAATTTGTTAGCCAATCCTCACGTTCGTTATCTTGTTGTAATGGATTTAACCCAAGAAGACAAAAATTCTGGTAGCGTTCAATGTCTAAAAGACTTTTTTGAGAATGGAGTTTATAGAGGGAAGAATTATGTAGGGAAAGAGTGCTGGGTAATTGATTCTTTAGTAAAAGGATATATCGATATAGATATTCCTTTAGAAGTTTTAAATCAATTACGATATTCTATGATTTTAATACCAAATCTTGAACGGGATATAGATATAAAATCAATAGTAGAAGTAGAAAACGTTGGTTTGTGGGCAGAACCGATGGTTTTTCCCTACAATGAACCTACATCAGAAGTAAAACCTGGATCACGATATGGTCATCGGATTGAAGGTAAAACCATTGCTGAAACTTGGATAAAAATATTGCAAAGAATCAAAACTACTGGCACTATCAGACCTACTGGGTATGATGGTAAATGGCAAGAGTTAATCGACTTGATGGCGATAGTTACCGATGAACCAGAAGGCTTTTATTTCCCAGAACCTAATTACTTACCTTTAGATAGAAAATATCTAAAGAACTATATCTCACAAATACTTGATGATGCCAATTATCGGGAAGGAGTTAAATATACCTATGGTCAAAGATTACGCTCTTGGTTCGGTCAGGATCAGATTAAAGCAGTTATCACAAAATTAATCAAAGAAATTGACTCAGCTAGTGCCGTTATGTCCCTTTGGGATAGCGGGAGTGGAAACTATCAAATACTTGCCGAACATAACAGTTGGCGTGGACACGATTATCATACAATCGTGCGAGGAGAAAGAAAAGGGGGTGACTCAGATCATAATCACAGCGGATCTCCCTGTCTCAATCATATCTGGGTAAGAGTAGTAGATAATGAACTATCCCTGACAGCTACCTTTAGAAGTAATGATATGTTTTCCGCTTGGCCAGCTAATGCAATGGGATTACGGGCTTTACAGCGTCATATCAGAGATGAAATTGCTAGTGAATCTGAGTACGATTTAACAATGGGTCCACTGATTACTATTAGTCAATCAGCCCACATTTACGATGACTGCTGGGAAAATGTAGAACAATTACTTGCTAATCAATACCAATTGATTATTAATCAAGAGTTTCGAGGCTACAGTGACCCTGCTGGTAACTTCTTAGTAGAAACAGATGGCAATAATATCACAGTCAGTCAGCTAACCCCTAACGGTGAATTTGTGGGAAAATGGGAAAGTAAGAATCCTTTAAAACTAATCCGTCAAATAATTGCCGATTGTCCCAGTATTCAATCTTTTCATATCGGCTACCTAGCTAGAGAAATTGAACGGGCATCTCAACTAAAAACAAATTACACTCAAGATAGATAAATGTCAACACAAATCATCCCAAAAGGACAATCCTTTCCCGACGGCACTTATCTGTATAAATGCCCTTGCTACGTTAATCCTTGCAATCTGTGTTTTAACGGCAATGAGACTGCTATAATTAACTCTTTAAAGACAGCAAAAGGACAACAATATTATGGCAACTTAAAAGCTTATTTGGCTATAAAAGGACAGATCATTATATCTACTGCAAAGTCAATAAAAGAAAAAAATAACGGGTCTTCGGTTTTTGTTATGCAATGGACGGGGGTTATAAGGGATGGAAACCTTATCTAGAAAGGCATTTGGCGATTTTTGTCAATTGTTTTTGATCTAAAGCGAACTCATCAATTAAGTCTCTTGCCAGATAAGGATTTAGTCAATTTATGCCCCCTATCGAACCATACGAAGTAACGAAGAACCAAAATAACGGCAAATTTACAATGATTAATATTACAGAATTAGCTGATACTCTAGGGTTTCCTAGAACACGAATTAAACCTTTAATAGAATATTTAGAAGAGTGTGGCTTTATAAAAACTGGAACTTATGATAGACTGAGAATATCAATCAATTGGCAACCGACAAAGATGTAATTACTTCAAATTAAATTACACTCAAGACAAATAACAATGGACGCTAAACAAGTTCTTGCAGAGTTAATACAATCGGTCAACGAAATTGATTTATACAATTTCTTATTACTTTATTCAAATATAGGAATTAAGAGTGAAAATGAAGTTTACGATGAAACCGATTATGGAGAAATTAGGCATGATCAAATCAATGCTTGGATTGATAAAGCTATAGAAGCGACTTACGAAAAATCAGAAAAAAATGACCGTCCTAATATTGAATAAACGCTAGGATTATTAAAGTAAAATTAAAAATCTGTAGGAGTAAATAAATGATTAACGTAATTCAAAGAAGTGGAGAAACTCGTCCCTTAGACATTACCAAAATTCGCCAAGTAGTTGAATGGGCGTGTGAAGGATTAGAAGTCAATCCCCTCGCTTTAGAATCAGGATTAACTTCTCGATTACGAGATGGGATTACCACTAGGGAAATTCAAGAAAATTTAATCAATGTCGCCACACAATTGTTTTGTGTAGAAGAGACTGATTGGAAGTATGTAGCTGGAAGACTTCACGTCTGGGGACTGTGGAAGGATACTAGGATCAAGAGAAAATTTGGCGGTTATTTATCTCGCACGGTTTTCAGAAGATTAGAAGGAACTAGCTACGCTAAATATGTCCAGTGGCAAGTGGATAGAGGTGTTTATGATTCAAAAATCACAGAAATCTATGACGAAAAAGATTTAGAGATTGCGGGGGAGTGGATATACCCAGAATACGATAAAGATTTTGACTATGCTGGTGCAATCATGCTGTCAGAAAGGTATTTGCTTGATTGTGAATTACCTCAAGAGGCTTTTTTGACTTGCGCTTTATTACTTGCCAGTGTAGAAGAGAAACCAGAAGATAGATTAAGTTTTGCTCATCAAATCTACCTAGCCATAGCCCAAAGAAAAATCTCTCTAGCTACCCCAATTTTAGGCAATTTAAGAACCCCTAATGGTTCTTTAAGTAGTTGCTTCATCGTAGCAATGGAAGACAATCTAGAGAGTATTTTTAGCGAGATTACTAATACTGCTCGCATCTCCAAGAATGGCGGCGGTGTTGGGGTAAATGTAAGTAGAATTCGTGCCACTGGTAGCTCGGTTATGGGGAAAGCTAACGCTTCTGGGGGGATTATTCCTTGGATTAAATTACTCAACGATACAGCTATTGCAGTAAATCAGGGGGGAAGACGCGCCGGGGCAGTAACTATCGGTGTTGACATCTGGCATTTAGATGTGCCAGAATTTCTGGAAATGCAAACGGAAAACGGTGATCAAAGACGCAAAGCTTATGATATTTTTCCCCAATTAGTTATCACCGATGAATTTATGCGTCGGGTGATAACTAAAGCCGAGTGGACATTAGTTGATCCTTATGAAGTTCGGATAAAACTAGGGATAGAATTAGCAGAACTATGGGGGGACAAATTTGAAGAGGCTTATGAATTAATTGAAGATAGTCTAGGAACAAAAATTACGCTCTACAAAAAGGTTAACGCTAGGGAGTTATTTAAAGATGTTATGCGCTCTCAAATTGAGACGGGTATGCCATATCTTGCCTTTAAAGATACCATTAACCGGGCTAATCCTAATAAACACGACGGGTACATCCCTCAAGTTAATTTGTGCTGTGAAAGCTTTTCTAATGTCACACCGGGTAAAACAGCCCATTGCTGTAATTTAGTTAGTCTTAATCTTGCTAACATTGACACTCCTACTAATTTATCAGAAATGTGTCATCTTGCTGTCAGGATGCTTGACAATACTATCGACCTCACTTGTCCCCCAATTGGCGAGGCTAAAGAACATAATGATAAATATCGAACGATTGGAGTTGGGGTTATGGGATTAGCTGATTGGTTAGCTAAACGTAAATTATCGTATAAATCTTTTTCATTTATCAACATTTTGTTTGAAAATATTAGCTATTTTTGTACTCAAGCTTCAATAGAATTAGCTAAAGAACGCGGACATTATCAAGCCTTTTCTAGCAGTGAATGGGATCAAGGTAAATTATTAGGGACTAAACCATTAGATTGGTTTAAGTCAAATTCTCCCCATAAATCTCACCATTTTTATAGATGGCAACGACTAGCTTCCGATGTACAACGCTACGGGATTAGAAACTCCCATATTACTGCTATAGCCCCCAATACCACATCATCTTTAATTCAGGGTTGTACTGCCAGTGTTTTACCTGTCTTTAAGCGGGTATTTACAGAAAAAAACTCAAAGGGTGCTATCCCTAATTGCCCTCCTTTTATTAAGGATTTCTTTTGGTATTACCAAGAGAATCAAAATCTTGATCAAAAGATTGTCGTTCAAGCGATTGCTGAAATGCAAAAATGGATTGATACAGGGATTTCTATGGAATTACTTTTCAACCTTAATCAAGGGATTTATTTTCCTGATGAACCTAACCGCGCATTAACAGCTAAAGACATTTATGAAACCCTAGTTTTAGCGTGGGAATCAGGATGTAAAGCAGTCTATTATGTACGAACTGTTCAAAAAGATAATCTTAAAGAGTCTGACAATAGTTGTTCTAGTTGCGCCAATTAATCATGAATATTATCTTTAATGTAATTTTATGTACTGTAGGTCTTGTAGTTAGCACAATATTTGCCCTAACTGTTTTTTCAATTTCGTTTTATACAATTGGTTGGCTTGAAGGTTTTGTTGAATGTTTTATTGAAATTCTTGAAGATTTTATCAATACTCGAAAAAATAAATAATCATCATGGCAATAATAATTATTAACTTTCTAGCAACTATTGTATTAAGTATATTTTTACTTTATACTGCTTTAATTTTTGCTGTTGTCTTGTGTAGAGTGTTTTTTAGATTTAAGACTAATTTAATCTACGCAGTTAAACAATTCAAATACTATTTAACAGATGAATATAATCGGATTAGTTCTTGTAAATATTATAATCCTGAAACTCATAAAGACTTTAATTTGAAATGTAGTGTAAATCCTTCTATTTCTTGTGTACAATGTAGAGAGTGGGAACCAAAGTAAAGTAAAACTATGTCATTGATCAGTCTTAGCAATAAAATGCCCATTTCCCCGATCTTCAATCCATCGGGGGATGATGCGATCATAAACCGTTCGATCTGGTTTGGTAACACTACCAACCTAATGCAATTAAATGACGTTCGCTATGCTTGGGCGGTAAGTTTGTATCAACAAATGCGCGAGAATTTTTGGATACCACAAAAAATAGATATCACCCAAGATGTGAATGATTATAACAATCTAACCCCTGACGAAAAACGTGCCTATGATGGTATTTTGTCTTATTTGACTTTTCTTGATTCTGTACAGACCTGTAACATTCCCCACTTAAAATCTTGCGTCACAGCCCCAGAGATTAGCCTTTGTATGGCAGAACAAATCTCTCAAGAAGCTATGCACAATCAAAGTTATCAATACTTAATTGAGACTATTATTCCCTCAAACAAAAGGGCTGAAATTTATGATTTATGGCGCACCGATAAAGTTCTTAAGGATCGCTGTGAATTTATTGCTAGTTCTTATCAAAAATATATTGACAGCCCAACACAGAGTAATTATTTTGGTTCTCTTGTTGCTAATTATATTCTAGAAGGACTGTATTTCTATAATGGGTTCCAGTATTTTTATAATTTAGCTTCTAGACATCTAATGGCTGGAAGTGCCGATATTTTTAGGATGATTAATCGAGATGAATTGAGTCATGTTCGTTTGTATCAAAAATTAATTGTGGAAGCATTGCAATTATTCCCAAAAGAGCCAATTAAAAAAGGTATAGCAAGTTCATTTTTAGAGGCTGTCAATCAAGAAATTAATTGGTCTAACCATATTATCGGTAATCGAATACTAGGAATTACTGAAGAAAGTATAGATCACTATACCAAATACCTTGCCAATATTCGACTAAAAGCTATTGGTTTAAATCCAATTTTTGCTGAAGATAAATACAAAAAATCTCCCTATTCCCATTTAGAGAAATTCTCTGATACTCAAGGAGAAGGTCACACTAAGTCGAACTTTTTTGAAGCTACTGTTACCAGTTATGTTATGTCTTCTGGCTTAACGGGATGGGATAAAATTTAACAGTATCTTTGAAGTGCTGTTTTTAGTTCAATCTGTGATGTTAATCATAGGGGGTTCTTCGTTACTTGTTATGGTTCGATAGGGAGCATAAATTGACTAAATCCTTATCTTACAAAAGACTTAATTGATTAGTTCGCTCTAGATAAAAGACAATTGGCAAAAATTGCAGCAATATCTGTCTCTATAAGGGCTTAATCTCTTATAACCCCGTCGATTGCATAAGGCAAACCGAAACCCGATAATATTAAGTTGGGGGTGTACTAAAATAAGGATGGGTTGATATTAAGGTATTTTGAGTACCATCGTTCCAAGCTATCACACCTTCGATCAATGCAATTTCTTGGGGAGTTAGCAGTTGGTTTGCGCCTACAAAATGACGAAACGCCCCTAACCAAGTTTGGTCTAAGACTGCTTGATTAGAGCCAATTGCCAGAGTTGTTGATACAGCCGAAGCAGATGTGGCAGTGTAAACACTAGCAGGCATTGGTAAAATAGTATTAGATTGCGCTCGCCCCCCCTGGGAAAGTGATGAGGTAAATGCCTGGTTAGTATTTAAAGTTGCCGCATTTGAATTACTTCTAATTCTAGGAGTTCCACCGGGCGCAGTTCCAGAGCTAATACAATTAAAGGATGGAAAAAGAGATTCAGTGCCATTAGCATAATAAGTGCTAAAAATTTGATGGCGGTAAGGCAAGCTTGCATTACATATTAATCTCCGATTTCCAGCAGAATTTAGGCTACCAAAGGAAGGCTTGCCGCCAAATAAAGAATCACTAGCAAAATAGGTCAAACGCAAAGAATTTGTGTTCTGTACTCCGTTTCTGTCGTTTCCAGTTAAATCTGTCGCTCCTGCAATCAATCCGTCAATTACTACTAAATTATCAGCTGAATACCAAAAATTAAGCTTGGATGCTAATTGAACAGCGCAAGCTTGAGGTGATAAAATTGCTGTACTACTGCTGGGACTAGCATTAATTATTAGCATTAATTAAAAACCGCAGACACTTTAAGAATATTTTGATTTAGCAATTGAGCCAACAGATTTTCGTCGTTGAATTGTTCCGAAACTGCCTGCAAAATATCCGATTCAGAAATCGGATTTAATTTTCCTTCGTTATTAATAGAAATCACAAGTCTTGGAGTTTCTCCAAAAACTGCTGCCGTCATCCCCAATTTAGCTACATTTAACTTAACATAAGGATTAAAAACAATCATTTCTGATAGAATCCTTTTGTAAACATAAAATCGGACAGATTGATCATCGATTAAATTAGGCTTGATTTCACTATCAAAAAAAGCTGAATTAGTTGACATTTCATTGAAAGACCCAGCCACATTTGTTAATGCGATTTGGTATCTTTCAATATGTTCGGGA